AAATCGTCTGTAAGTCCATTTCTTTCTTTAAGTTTTAATAATGTTCTGTATAACACAATTATACCTCCAATTCTGTTAATGCTACTGCGTATTCGCTGTTTACATAGGCTTCTGCGGATTGTAAATCCATATCATAGATGTAATCTCGGTTGTCGTTGAGTTGCTGTTTTACATAATTCCAACCATTTTGCATTGAAATCGGATAATTAAATACTGTATATCCATCAAGCTGTTCTGAATTGACGCTGATGTTTGTGGTCGGATAACATGTAGCAAGTGATTTGAATGCGATGATTTCTTCTGTGGTGAGATCAATTTCTTCGGGAATTGCCGAAAGACAATGCACAATGCATGGATTATCATTAAGATATTTTTTCCAATCATCAACGGTTGATTGATGCAAAGTATCTTTTATAACCACACCATTGCCGTTTCTTCTTATAAAAATCAAGTTATCATTATTGTCAATAGTTGTTGACACTTTATATTTGTTGCAAAGAAGATATGTCATGTGTTCATGATTATTGTTATTAACGTAACTAAAATTTGATATGTCTGCAACCATATATGAGGATTCACTACGCCATTTCTCAGTTCCATCGAAAACTTTTTCTTTGCACATCTTTATCAACTTCCCTCGTTCCACATCCACATAATCTGCAACATACTGCTGTCCGTTGATTGTGACGTTACCACCGCTTGAGACCGGAATTGCGTTTAACGTGTATGGAAGAGTGACAGTCTTAAATTGTGTTCCATCTTCGTTTGACAATTTTACAATCGGATTTACAACACTTTTAATCTCCTGCGGATATGACGGGTTCGGACTTGGAATACCACCGGTGTAAGGTTCGTAGGAAGTGGCAACAGAGCCTTTTTCTATCTGAATCAGAATATTAGAAATGTCATAGGTTTTACCCTCTGTGATAGTAAAACACACCTTGGATGCCTCTGCATTTTCTAAAGTAGCTGATTTGCCCTGTTCCAGAACAGTTTTGAATGATTTGTTCGCTACTAATACTCTAATATTAGCAGTAATATTAGAGCTAAGGATGTACGTCCCATCTAACACAAAAGAATCAATGGTAAGTATTGCCCATCCCGATTCTACTGCGGTTCCTTTCAATGTAACTACTCCATCCTTCGCAGTAACAGTTACTCCTCGTGTTGTTTGTGTACCGTCTTTAATTTTAAGGAGGTTTTTTCCAATAGTAGTAAACTGCTCTGACTTGCCATATAGCATCATATCCATGATTTTGCCATTATCAGAATCGGCAAGATGAGTTTCGCCCTGATTTGATGCATAGAACTTTGTAATTTTGTTGGATAAATCTTCCTTTAGCAAACCAATTTCTTTTTTTAACGGGCCAAGGTCTTCTGTTGTTTTTCCATGTTTTGAGAGTATATACGCCTCATCTCCCGTTAAACCACTTTTTCTCATGCTCTACACCTCCCTAAAGTAAAAACCACTTGTTATCAGGGGCATAAAAGCCATATAATTCCCCTGTGTCTACACATAACGCCGTCGAACCACTTGCAACATAATGAGGCAATTTATCTACTTCGGAAGACTTCCCCCAGTAATATCGCTTACTTCCGTCCGTATCTATGCAATCCCAGCCGCCTAAATCGTGTATAACATCTCCTTTGCGGTATGTCTGCCCATCAATAATTATTGTTCCACTAGCTATCATGCTTTCGCCTCCTTATGCATAAATTGTATCAGATATCCTCTGCATCTTCGTAATCTGGAAGTGTTTTGAGATACTTATAAGCATCTTCAATAGTCATATTCTCTTCATACTCTTTCTCATATGTAACAGCGGCTCTGTACGGTCTGTCACCGTTGCTTTCCATAGCTCTACCAATCTCATCTACATAAGATACTACAGCTATTGAATCATGACTGTTGATTGTAGATTGGATATATAATATTCTGTGATAATTAGTAACTACGCCATCGCTTTGACGGATTTCTTTTTTTAAAGCCAATTTTATTCCTCCTATGAGAATGTTATCTTAATATTAGCATAGATGCCGCAAGGACTATTGTTTGTAACATCTGTAGTATTTGGCATTGTTGCAAATACATGGATGCAGCCTCCACTAAGCGTTGAGTGTACAGCATATTTGCTAGGTTTGACATATTTTGTTGACGAGCCACCATACAAATACTTATTATTTTGTCGGACCATAAGCCCTTCCACACTTGTTACTGTTACCGTCGGGTTCCCAATTATTGGTTTTGATAATGGAATTATAAAAATGACATCCTTGCCGGAACTCGTAATATATCCAGCAGTACCAAAAGTTGCACTGATCGAATCGCCAGCGCAAAAATATGGTCTCCAAGTCCCTAAATAGGTGGATAAATATATTCTCCCTGCATCCAACTTTATTACGTCCGAAGACACAATCTTTGTATTAGAGTTATCAGCATATATCCCATTTCCAATGCTTTCGTACAAATCAGTATAGGATGTTCCACTTTTTACAGATAACGAGAGACTCATATTATCTTTTGCACTATCATAATATAATTCAAGCGCAGCCTTACCACCGGCATTAGTATTACCTGCATCTTTTGTTTGCTGTGTTGATACAACAATGTTGTTTTGTGACTTTACGACCGAGCCAGCGCCACTATAAACAGGGTCTCCGTCTTCATTCACTACTTTAATATCTGTAATTCCAAATCGTACAATTTCGCTGTTATTGTTGCGCACGCACATTCCATTTGCGTCAAGTAACGCGTTCTGTCCAAGCGTATTTCCTCGCATATCACCGACAACTAATCCAAGTCCTTCGATATATTTCATGAAGTTGGTTGCAACTTTAGCAGCCTCTGCTATCTTGTCTTCCTGACTGCTAAAGTTTTCCTCAGTAATATCTTTAAAGTTCTCGTAGGATTTCTTTACCTTAGTAGCTGTCTTATTCGCTTTAATTGCAACAGAGTCATCCGTAGGTGGTGCTGTAATGTTTCCTGTTAACCATGCTTTTCCGCCGCTGACACGGATTTTTACTGTGTCACCTGTCTTACAATTAATCGCCATCTGTGCGGGGGTTTCATCTGCTCCACCGTCAATGTGGACATATGCTGTTTTTTCGTCAACCCGAAGGACTTTTGCAACCGTGTCGTAAGGCTTTGTTTTGCTTTCTTTCATTGCCGAGGCAATCTCTTTTATGAAATCATTCAATGCTCTCTACCTCTTCCTTTGTCCGGCATCCATGTTCAAGCGACAAGGTTTGTGATGTTATTCTGAATTTTCCAGTAAGGCCATGTCTCGGATAATTTAGAAAGACCACATCTCCTAAAAGAACGTCCTCGAAAAATCGCCGGCTATACTGTATCGTTCTGGCAGGATTCTGCAATTCTTTTAGTTTTCTAACGGCATAAGCCGCTATGTTTTCCCCGGAAGATAATTCAACGCCTGTTTCCGATTTCCACACTTCCCTGCCCCGGCTGACGGTTGATAAATAACTGTCCGGGCTGTCGTCCCGCGCGATGGCTGCGCCGTAATCGTCATGTATTGCCATAAAACAGTTCGGTGTGTCGTACCAATTAAATGTGTCTGTTACATCGCATTCTATGATGTCGTTTGCGTTAATCCCCACTGTAAGACTGCTATTATTATCATTTGCGCAGATAACAATGCTTCCATCGCCAAGTATTCGTATCCGCCAACCAATAGCATCTAAAATATGCAGTGCCATTGTGAGCCTTGTTTCCCCATCTTCCGCAACGATGTTATCTGTAGTTATCGGTGATGTTCCCTCGACATACACGGGAGCAGGGATGCAATCATTAAACAGATTTTTAATCTGTTTTGCTCCGCTACCGGCTGGTGCATAATAACCACGCGGCAGAATCACATCATCTGCCGGCTTGAGAACGGAATAGCAGTCAATACTGTAAGTCTCTCTCACACCATCAAGCTTTCTTTCTGGGAAGGCGGTCAAGCCAGTAAACAGTGCTACTTTTGCTCCTGACCCTCCCTGTCTGGCTTGTAGGTAAATGCGGACCCAACACTCATTGTCTGTTATCTTTTCTGTCATTGTGACGGAGGCAGATTCTCTTAAATCTGACGTGCTGTCTCGGTCAATACTACCCTCAGTAAATTCAAATTCTTTCTGGTCTGTCCACGTCTTGGGGTCAACCGTTGTCAAAATATATCTTGCTGAAAATCCTTTGCTCCAATCCATCACATCACCTCGCTAGGATGCTCTGCGCTCCACTGTTCTTCCGTCACAGCGTCCAGTTCTTCCGAATCCACTTTTTTAATCGTTAGCGAGAAATCTGTCCGCATTTTGTTATCGTGGTCTTTTTTCTCCGACACCTGTATATCGCAGGAAAATGACGAGCCGTCTGGTGTCCTAACGTGACATATTCCAGGATACGTTGCAAGCCGCCTCATTTGCTCAATCATTGCTGGTTCTGTCAGAGATATACTTACTGCATCAATTTTTAAATCACGAGTGACTGCAGGATTCCAGTCACCTTGTACGGAGCCGCCAAGATAAACTGTCCTCTCGAAATCTTTATCCCATGAGTTATCTAAATCAAGGTTATACTGGATTTCGATAGATTCACCGTCAAAATCAATGATTGCCTTTTTATATTCGATGGAAAAATCGCTATATAACCACGCAAACGAACTATCTGACGTTATATAGTCACCGTTGGCAGTTCTATTTACAACCAGTATGCCGCCGTACTCATTTAACGCCGGGTATGGGTCAACATATTTCTGTCCATAGATTCCGTTCTCCAGAATCAATTCTGCTCTATCTACGCTCATCCGGTACAGGTCGAATGTATCCCCATCGGCATATGTAGTTGGTTTAGCAACAACAATGCTCGCTGTTTTGTTGTCTGCAATCGTATTTACAGTGGCCGTTGGCACTTCCGGCTGATGTTTCCACCGCACAACAAACGGTATCTTTTTTTCTGCTACATGCTCATAAATATCTGTAAATGCAATCTGTATGCTGTACCTTGCACCGTCATCCATCTGCCCGATCAGGTCGCTCAAGTCAATAGCGTAGCTGTCTGTTTCGCTACCAGTAAAACTAGCAATAATTTCGTTAGCAAAATGTTGTTCCTTTAATCCGTCCGGGCGCAGAATGTAATAATCCTCGTTCCTGACAATCGTTACTTTTGCTGTGCCAACAGAATCCCCGAAGGAAGGGACTATTGTTAATGGTAGCTGCTCTAAATAATTTGTTGTACCTTCCGATGATTCTGGTACTGTCTGGTCACTTGTTTCCGTGGTAACATCGCCAGAATTATATGCAGTTGATTCCGAAACAAGATTTGTTGTCACGCTGTTTATCGCAGGTTTTGCAACAATTTCAACAGCCACAGAATCTGACCATGCCCCTTCCTTGCCTCCCTGTGCCGTAACCATTGCTTTTAAATAATGGATTTCTCCTACATTCCACAAATTGCCCAAAAGACCATTTGCAGTATAGATTTTATTAATGTTTTCAATAGTTTCCGATAATGTCTCCATGCCGGAAGACATCATTAAAACAACGACGTTTCCATCTTTGCCTTTAACTGGCTCATCGTTAACCGCTTCCGCTATTTTTATGCTCGCTTTGCTGTTTCCGGTGTAGCCGACACTGCAAATAACTGTATCGTCCAGGGCAAGATAATTTTCTGTCGTTGCAAGCGTAGGAGTTGTTGGGGTCTCACTCAGAGATACGGAAACCGTATCAGACCAAGGAGATAACACTTCCTCATCCCCGGACGTATCCCGCAATCTTACGCGGAAATAATATGTTTTTGCCGATTCTAGGGACCCGATATGCCACGTGGTTTCCCTGTCCTCCACGTCATAAGTAGTTGGGGCTTCCGTACTAATCCATGCGTCCTCGTGGTCTGCCCACGCAACGGTAGCCGCATCCGCATTTTTCCACGACCAATCCCATGTTAGTTCCACGGTATCAGATGCCACCGCCATTGCAGTTATATTTTTCGGCGGGACTGCAATCTTTCTTGTTTCCGAATAAATCCACCCAGACTGCATGAGAGGGCTAAGTTTGTAGGTAGTGCCAGTCGCTCCATTTTGAGGTGTGGAAGTTCCGGTAAAATTCTTGAGGGCAATCTGGTATTCAGCGCCGCCGGAAACGTCCGGACACGTAACTGTGATTGTACCCTCTTTGTCGGTGACCGCAATAATGCCTTTTTCCTCGTTGTCTATTTTCATCCAGATTGCTGTTTTGGCGTCAGGAACCTCCGTATTTCGCTCAACGCTATTGATGGTAAGCGTTGTTCCCGTTGCCGATACCGTATCAAATGACGGGGATTTTAAAGCCCCTCGTGCCGCTACTCGTGGCTCGGAATACGCATATTTTTTATCGTGCGTACTTTGCACCCTTGTCCACATAATCTGGTCTTCCGCTATGCCGTCGTCCGTGTTAAAATCTGCTGACACCGTATAATCATGGTACGCAACAGTTACTCCTGTACTCCACGATGTGCCAGTATACCTCTCTCCGCTTTCTGGCGTGTCTATGGCGTATTGTAACTCCATAGAATCCACAGGGCGGTCCCGTGGCGATGCCTGCACCCAGTTTGCCCATACATAGCGGCTAGAGGAGCCTATCTCTTTACTCCCTGTACTCTGTATGTTTGGACGCTCTGGGATACTGTAATAATGATGCGCATAGCTCCAACCAGAATCTCCGGCACACCCTCTCGATTTTGCCCTTACAATACGGCAAAATGTCTTGTTTTGTGTCGGGGAACCATCCTCTGTTATCGCCCATGTGCCAGACGCTCCCGTATAGGATGCATTGGTAAAGCGAGCGTTTGCAATGGCGCCCTTATAGTTTGTCATTAATGCGGTCTGTACCTGCGTCCTTGCAAAATGCCTTGCATCATTTGCCTCGTATGAGGTATTCCAAGTAAATGTACCTTTATTTGCGCCAGTATCATCAAGAGAATAAGAAACGGAAGGGGCATTTGGTGCATAAATGGTAAATGTCTTTGTGGAATGTGCGGCTGTATAGGTATGCTTTTTATCACTTTTTGTTTTGCCCTTTACCTTAAATTCTATCGCGTTTAATAATTTTGATGAGACAGGATAATAATTTTTTGCATTAAGTGCTACCGTTTTTTTAGTTGCTGATTTTCCCACGTCTATTTCTTTCCATTTTGTCCAATCCCACTTGGAAGCACCGGCATTTTTTGTATGTAGGCGGTACCATAGCCACTGTCCATCCTCATATTTTTTCGCCGGTATTTTCCAAGATATTGTAAATTTCAAATTGTCTCTCGATATAGACAGACCGCTGGGAGCAGCAGACTTTTTCTTTTTCTTTGCCATTATGCCATTTTCACCTGCCTTCTAAGCTCGCTTGCCATCCTTCTTCCCCATTCTTCTGGGTTATCTGCACCGTTTACAGTTACGTTAATAGTTACATCGTTTTTCGTTCCCTGTGTTGCCTCTTTGATATCGTTCATCAGTCTGCTACGACCGTACAGCATCTCGTCTCCTGCTTCTCCTGCTCCAAACAAGGTGGCATCAGAAAATACATATGGACTTTCCATGGCTTTTTTATACCAGCTAATGTGGAATGATGGCAGGGAACCCTTTCCCCCAATACCGAACGGAGCTTTTCCGCCGGAAACACTCAGGTGCGGTAGGTTTAGGTGTGGAAGAGACCAGCTAAACTTTAAGGCGCTCTTAAACCGTCCAGGGAAGCTTTTTACAAGGGATACTGCCTTAGTAAAGATACTTTTAACAGCCGATGGTATCTTAGTAAATGCTCCTTTTACAGCCGATAAAATACCATTTCCCTTAAATGCTCCCTTGAATCCGTTTACAGCATTTTTAGCGGCACCCTTTAAAAGGGAAGGGAGATTTTTGACCCCTTTTATTATGCCGGTAACAATGTTTTTACCAAGTGAAAACCAGTTAAACGCTGTAAATACGCTTACGATTGCTGTGATAATCTTCGGTAAATTAGCAATTAATAACGGAATCGCACGAACTAAGCCAATCGCTAAATTTGTTATGATTGTTACTCCTGTTGCAAGGATTTTTGGCGCATTATCGTTAATAATGCCAGCCAAATTCGTTATGATTGTAGGTACATATGCAATCAATACAGGAATAGAATTAATCAGCCCTTGAGCAATATTCTGGATAAGTGTCAGGCCTGCATTTATCAATTTGCCTGCGTTGCTCCTCAATGACTCTGTAAATTGTGTCAGCATCGGCAACGCCTGCCCCAAAAAGGTCGGGATGCCCTGAGTCATGCCGTTAGCGATAGTCGTCAGCAAATTAACTCCGACCGATGTAAATACATTTAGCCCTGTGGAAATCGTAGAGGCAAGATTATTTAACAGTTGGCTGACAGCAGTTGTAATACTGCCAGAATTTTGAGTAACGCTTGAAATTAAACCGTTTATGAGGTCGCCGCCGATTTTTGTCAGCCCCGGCAACTGGCCGCTAAAATTAATCGCATCTTGCGCCAGTTTGGAAAGGGCGCCGCTTATGCCGCCAGATTCCATCGCCTCAGCTAATCCACTAACCTCGCTTGTTATACCTTTGATGGCACCACGGATAGTACCCGAAAAGGTATTATAAAAAGCAAGTTGCAGGCCTTCTGTGGCGCTAGATAGCAAGGTTATGTCGCCCTGCAAATTATCTAACTGCGTAGCCGCCTGTTGTGCTGCGGAGCCGGAAGAATCCTGTATTCCTTTCCAAAATTTTTGCACAGTCGCATCACTCGATGCGGTCATTTTATTAAACGCCTGTAAGCCTTGCGTTGTAAAAATCGTTGCAAGAGCATTGTTTTTTTGTTCCGCTGTCATACCCTGCAAAGAGCCATTAAGCTCGTCTACGAGGTCGTTAAAATCTTTTGCCTCGCCGTTTGACTTATAGGCGGATACACCTAACTGATCTAAAGCTTTTGATGCATCATCAGTCGGAGTATATAAGTCCGCCATTGCCCTATTTAATGCCGTAGATGCCTCGGAGCCTGTCACGTTCTGCTCTGCCAAGCGAAGTAAGGAAAGCGTGACACTGTCCGCCGCTTGACCGTAGTTTTTCGCTGTGGCAGCAGAACCGGAAAAAGCCTCTCCAAGGCCTCTTACGTCCGTATTAGCAAGAGTAGCACCCTTTGCCATCAAATCGGCATAGTAAGATGCGTTACTCATCGAGTCACCAAAGCCTTTTACAGCTCCGGCAGTATATGATGCCGATTCTTCCAGACTCATAGCACCGGCAGAGGCAAGGTTAAGTACCGTTCCGATACCGCTAATCTGCTCATCCGCCGACAAGCCAGCCTGAGCAAGGATATTCATTCCTTCCGCCGCTTCCGTTGCGGTGTACTTTGTTGTGCGCCCCATTTCCTCAGCCTTGGCTTTGACGTTCCCTATTTTGTCTACGGTTGTTCCCATGGTAGCTGCTACCTGAGACATTGCAGTATCAAAATTCATTCCGGCATCTATTGATGTTTTTGTAAATGCAACGGCGGCAGCAGAGCCGGCCACCATAGCTGTTTTAGCTACTTTCCCGACCGCTTTAAATGCCCCGCCGATTTTTGATGTGGACGAGCTGGCGTTACCTTCTGCGTCTTTCAGCCCCTGCTTATATGCGGTGTCTTTGATTGCCAGAGTGACAAACAATTCCATCACATTCAATCACTCATCACCACCAATCCGGCTTTTTTAATGACGTCCGCGGCTATTTCTTCGCCAGTCTTTGTTACTGTTTGCTTTTTATCGCTATTAATTAAATCAAAAAATGATACATAGAGATATTTCCCACCGAACGCCTGCGAAATGCTTTCGGTTACATATTTCAGCCCATCGGCCATGTATCGTTTGTAAATTAATTCCTCTGTGTCGTCTAAAATCTTAGCCTTGACGTACAGCAAGAATCCCTTTACGCTTCTTCCTCTGTATTCTCCTGCGCATCGCCAGAGGGTTCTTCTGCTGCGCTTGTTGGCGCTGAGAAAAAAAGCTGACGTACCTCCGGTTCGTTGACAAGGTCAACCATGCCTTTGATAACATCCATTAATTTGTGCGTTTTCTTGTATTCCTCAACTGTCTGTAATTCAAACGCCGCCAGAATCCCGATTACATCATCTTTGTGCGTTTTCAACAGCTTAGGGGCTGTTTTAGCGCCCCTAGCAAAGATTTTGATGTATTTATCGCCTTCCCGCGGCGCAAGTTCCCGGCACAGGCTGAGTGCATCATCATCGTCTGCAATGTTACCGATATGTTCGAGGGAGTTCGCAATGGCTTCTAAACCCTGTTCTGCTGTTAATTCTGATAATTTCATGCTTTACCTCCTACGCCGCTTCGCCTGTTTTGATATAAACCTCGTAAGGTACTGTCTCTGCGTTCTTAATGCTGTAATGTCCTGTGTATTCGAAATCAAAATTTCCTTTGGATTTATCATCTGATTTAATCTTAAATCCGCCCGTTGAGAGTGCATTCATAATTTTGATTGCGATAAATCCGGCGGAATCCCCGGAATTTTCGTCCGAATAGTCGCCAATCCACCAAATATCCTTAAAATCTTCTGCCTTTAAATCTGCCCTTGGTGTTACTTTGTTTCCCGCTACGTCTGCCGCCGCCATAAAACTTTTAGCCTGTGCGGTATCCATTGTAACGGCTGTGCCTGATAATTTTACTTCGATAGATTCGATTTCCTTGAGTTCCATCGTGTTTTTAGGCACATTATCAATGTCTTCCCCGAAATCCGTAAAGGATGGCTCCGCGCTAAAGCTACAACCGCCGCTGGTTGCCATGAGGATGTTAGTTGCTGTTATGGCACCCGTTTCCGGCTCAAAAGCTGATACAATAATACCGGCGTTAATCTGTATTTTTTTGAAAAGGTCAGAAGGTACCTGCGTATACTTCATTTGCTCACCTCATTAAATAGTTATAAATTGCATAGTTATTACTGTGTATCTGCGTACTATCGACGAGTCGGCTTCATCGACCAAAGGGGTCCACGGCTGGTCCTGCGACAGGAAAATAAATCCATCATCGCATTTTACCGTAGTACCTCCTTGCAATCTGTCGCTGATTTCTTTTGCCTTTTTGTTTGGGACTGCCTCAGATTCTGTGTGATACCAGACATTTACGACGCTAGTGGCGGCCGCACCTGTCCACCAATTTGCTATAATCGGTTCGTATGTGATAAAAGGGAAAGCGGTATCTTCCGGCACCCTGTTAGACGGATATGCAGTTATGCCGAAGGATGACCAAAATTGATATAGTGCCGCCGTTGGGGTCATGACGTTAACTCCCACTTCTCCGCCGGGACCTGTGCTATGTCTAAATTAGACGACGCAGGGGTTTCTTTTTCTCCTGAATTTGATGTAACTCTAAAAATTTTTCCGTCTTTTGTTTTTAATACATCATGATAGTCTAGCTTTACTGTTTTAGCTGTAGTAATTGTATATGTTGCTGTTACACCCTCTTTCTCTGCCACCCTGGCAGACATAGAGGTATCTTGGATTATTGCCGCCTGTATTTTAGCACCTTCCACCCACTCGGTGATAAATCCACCCTCGCCGTCAGAAGTACGCTTTTTATCCATGAGTATGCAATCTTGTAAAAATTCATTGATTAAACTCATGCCATTTTCCTCCATGGGTTCAGGCGTGCCCTAAAGGCATCTTGCCACGTGTAGGTCTCGCCTTTACTGTTTGTTGCCCTGCTGTACGAATATCCGCCAAACGATTCCGACTGATACGCTCCTAAATTGCCGTTTTTCGCCTGCCACTCGCTGATTTCGTCCACCAGTGACAAAAACGGTTTGGGGATAGCCAGCGGAACAACTACGCCGTTAAAAGTCTCCTCCTGTAACGGAGCAGTATTGCCTTTGTGGTACTGATAAACCCCGTCATTAAAGATAGAGCCGCTTACTAAATAGTACTGCCCATCTTGTAGCGGGAGGCGAATCGCGGTAGTAGAATAACGCAGGTCTTTAGTATCTTCTGTCACGCCTACATCAAAATTAAGCGTGTCAAAAATCCAATCTCCGATTGTTATTTCTCCCGTGATTGCCGCCCCTTTGACCGGGAAGAAATTGTGAATGTGATTCATGATTTCATAAAGCACTCAATCATCCCCTTTTATTTTCCGTTCGAACTTACTTCCGAAACGGCGCTTGATACTTCCGGGATAGTTTCTGTAGTTCCGACAGTAACTACGCAAACACCGTCAAGGTATTCTGCCCACAGTTTCATCCCCATAATGGCGTATGTTTCGCCTGTGGCGTTTGTATAGTTGCCGCCTGCGTGGAATCCAATCAGATTTGTTTCGCCAGATGTCGTGTAGTCAAGTCCAAGCTTTTTGAAATCGCTGTCGCCTGGATCAATATAATATAAATCAATATTTTCCACCGGTGTTGCGATGACGGTTTTTGCCGGAATATAGTCGTCAGGGAGGAGGAACAATGTGGAGAAGCCGAAGAAGTCTTTGATATACTGTAAACCAAACATTGTCTGCACAGTAATCTCTTTATCTCCTAACCAATCGTAAAAATCCATTACGTTTGCAAATCCTACGACTTCGGTTACATTTCTGTTCATTCCTGCGAATTTATTGAGTACAGCACCTTTTGCGATCGCAAGTGCTTTCTGCCATTTTTTCTGTGTTCCTTTTAATGTTCCTGTTTTTAAAAACGTGTAAAAGTCTTTTAAAACCTTGTTCTGCAGCTCGACCATAAAGGCATCATCTGTCTTTTCAATTGCGACTGTTGCGCCCCATTTTGACACAGATTCAAGAGATAAAGATTTAGCGTATTTTTCTACGACAATATCTTCTCTTTTGCTCTCTACGACTTTAAACTGTGTAAAAGGGATTGCCTCTCCCTCACCCACACTTGCGCCGCCCTGTAAGGCTTCATCCTTCATCTGCGCTTCATAGGTCACTAAGCTAGTGCCTGGCTCTTTTCTGATAGGCTTAAAGATTCCCAAGATGGTTCTTAATGCATCCCAGTTTTTATCAAATCTTGTTACAAAATCAATTTCTCTCGCTTTGAGAGCGCTATCTGTGTTTAACACAGTGCTAGTAGTTACTCCTGCCATTGTCTACTCCTTTCAAAATCCGAAAAGTTCGTGATTTTCCGCAATCGCTTTCTGACGTTCGCCCGCATCCTTAATTTCCATGATTTCTTCCTTGGTCATTTTCCCCGGTTCTCCTCCCGGTGGATTTGATACGTTAGCACCATGAGTCTTTTCAGTTGTAATATAGTCGGCATACGCTTCTTTGATGCCTTTTTCTACCTCTGTTGCATTCTCAAATTTGCCGTCAGTTCCGATTTTTAAATTATCAATAGTTTCTTTTGACGCTTTTAATGCAAGGCCAATTACTTTACTGGACACGCCGGAATCTTCAAGCATCTTTTTGTATGCGGCTTCTTTCGCATCGTACGATGCCTTCTTGTCCTGCTCGGCTTTGTAGTTCTCAAAACCTGCGTGTTCTTTCTCATACTTGCCTTTCCAGTCGTCCTTTTCATAGTCCTTCAATTTCTCCTGGAGGTCTGGGACTTTCTCTGCGTCCTCTTTGTATTTACTAATCTCGTTCTTGAGACCCGTAACGGTTGCAGAGTGTTCTTCGATAATCGCGGAAACCTGCTCGTCTGTAAGTGTCATGCTTTTTAAAAAAGCTCTTGTTAATGCCATTTGATTACTCCTTTTCTTTGAGGGATTTCTTTCCCTAAATGACTTTATATGTAAATCACAGTACTTCGTGATTACTTACTAAATAATTTTGCAGCTTTAAGGGATTTCGCCCCAAATTTGCCGTCAATTTTTAATTTACATTTCGACTGGAAAATACTAACTGCATCTTCTGTCTTTTCTCCATATTTGCCGTCAGTTTCTAATTTTGAGCCGATAGCCCAGTTTAAAAACTTCTGCAATTTCTCAATTTCCCCTCTTGCGCCTTTTAACACTGTAATACCGTCTAAAAACGCATAGTAGCCGCGTGGCGGCAATTTAGGGAATTTCCCGGTGTATTTAACCTTTTTTGCTGTTTCTTCCTTCTGTGCCGCCGGGAAGTCGTGATATAAAATATTTAAATCAAATTTTCCGCCGTTGCCGGTCGAAACCTTGGCTGGAAACACGCCAGAGCTGGTATACTGCCATGCCATAAGGTCATCTACGTTTGCAGGTTTATAAGATTTGTTTGGTGTCGCTTTAAATGCCATGAGGTTATAGCCTTTGTAATAACGTGCAATCCACCAGTTTTTACACTTGACCTTGTTTTTATCAATGTGCTCCGAAAAATACGACATCCCGGTGTAAACACCAAATTTATAGCCTCTTGACTCAACGACAGTCTGTGCCGCATTGATAATCTCAGCAATCTTTGCTTTGCTTAGCCTTGCCTGCATTTTATCCTCAATATCAAACCAGACGCCGTATTTAAAATACTTTTTGCTGACATTGTCGAGGATGTCGCACACAAGCTCCATGTCTGACTTAGCTTTCGCCACTGTAGTAGCGTATGTGTAGTTATACACGCCCCATGGAATGCCTAGCTCCTCACATTTTTTATAGTTCTCCTCAAATTTTTTATCTTTGCCTAAATCCTTGCGGATAATCTTAATGATCGCACCATCGCAACCGTATTTCTTTACTTTCTTCCAGTCAATCGTGCCGTTGTATGTAGATACATCAATAATTTTTCTCTGTGTCATTTTCTCACCCTTTCCATCTCAGCACATATAAAATCTTCTGATTTCCATTGATAACTCTGTGTATTTTTTTATATGTTCCGCCTGCTTTTTTAGTGTTAGTGCTAGCCTTTCCGGCATCCCACCACACCATTTTGTTGCTCTCGTTTATTCCTGCAAAAATATTGGTATGCAGGCGGTAAAAGCAAATGTCGCCAGGCTTTAATTTACTTTTATAATCCCGGGGTAATTTATTTACTTTTATCAACCTGTATCGTTTTGATATAGCCGCTTTTGTTCCTGTGCCCTTATAGACAACTGCTCCGTTCCTGTTGCAATAAAACAGTTGTCCCGGTTTGAGGATGCCCAATTGCTGTAGGCAATAGCAAACATACGATGCACAATTACTTACCTTTTTCTTCTTTGCGCCCGCCCAGCTATTCGCCACGTTTTGAGAGTATTTAAATTTTTTATCAACAAAATACTCCGCCGTTTCCTTTGCCTTGACGAGCAAAGACAATCTGTCCATTATTCCATCGCTCCTTTTAATTCATCTGCAATGATTGCTGTGTATTCTTTCGCGTAATTTGCCGCCGCCGGTTTTAAATACGGCTGTGCCCTCTGGCCGTTTGTGATATGCCACTGTCCTTTATCGTCCTGATAAGTCCACGGGGTCTTCCGTCCCCCTTTGTAGTACACACCGGTTCCCAGTTCCACATAGGCGGCGTATTCTTCGTTGCTACCTATTGTTTCCGTGAGATTTTCCAAGTCGGTCTGATGTGTAATGCTGTTTCTCAGCGCGCCTGTATCGACCGGACAAAGGTCTTTTGCGTGTCCTTCTGCGGCGGCTCCTGCCTGCTCTAATGCTCTTGCAAGTGCCATCGTGGTCTTTAAAATTACCTCATCTACATGGCTTACAACATCAATATCTGCCATTATATCCGCCCTCCTTGCGTTGCTAACCATTCGTAGTAGGTCATGTCTTCTATAATCTCGTTTCTGCCTGTCTCTGGGTTTCTGACGCGTATCATTCGTGGCTGCGCCAGTTCGGTAGGCAGTGCAGTTCTCTGCGTACAACGACAGTTGTAAACTTCCGCCGGGATTCCGCTTGGGTCTCCCGGATACATGAGACCGTTTGAGTACGCCATGTTAAACGGTACTTCTTCGCCGTCTAATGCTCTGTGACTGTCTCGTGTCCTCAAATCTTTTGTCGCTGTCCAGTGTTTCACCACATCAATCCCCATCTGGTAGGCTTCCTCGTATGCCGCCTGCCTGCCCCCGTTCTGCGCTCCTGTGAACGCTGTGCGGGCGTTTCGGATTGCGGCAGTATGATTCATTCCTGTAACGTCCTGAAATCGCCCTGCGAGCTTTCCTATACTGTCGCCTTGCAATATTCCTTGCAATAGTGCATTTTGCAGTTTCTTCTTGTTCCAATGCACATCTTTGCTTTTTAGTACTCTACGCGGCGGGAGAATCTTTTGTTTTCTGACCGTCAGCCGCTTAACTGTGTGTTCATCAACCAAATTAAATGCAATATCTCCAATCTCCTTTATCTGCTTATCAGGCATAAGAGATTTAATCATGTACGCCTCAAAATTGCGATTGAGGGCGATAACAAGAGGGGTCTTCTCGTTGATGTATGCCGCGGCAATCTGGTTTGACTCTGTCAGTCGCCGTGCCATGTCCTCGCGTAGTGCCTCCCACCTCTGCCCTCTGCCATACTGATTCATCAACCATGCTTCAAATTCTTTCTTGGTGTACTTCCCTGCCTGGTATGCCGCATATTCCTTAGCGTACCGGCGGGAGAATTGTTTAAAATAGTTTCTTGCTTTGCCGTCAAGTTCCTTTCCGGCTTGTTTATATACATCTGCTAACCGCTTTTCTAACTTTTGCAGTTCCTGTTCTGTCCACTTGTCGGATGGATACATAGTTATTCATCCCCTTCCGGGATATCTTCCGGCACATCTGGTTCAGGCGGCTCCGTGTAGCGGTTATATGATTCTTCGTCTAGCTTTGCCAAAATGTCCGGCACTTCCTCTGGTGCAACAAACGGTAATTTTTTCAGGATGGTTTCTTCATCCAGATAATTAGCCGCCTCAAGAATCATATCTGTACGCTCTTTTTCGTTGCTGATTCTGTTCCGCTTAAACTGCGGTTCGTCGTCAATCCCTGCAAGCTCCAGAATCTTTTCGATCGCATCGCCTACGAAGTACTCAAAATCATCCGCATTATCGTCTAGTGGTTGATATGCCGCATCGATATGGTCGTTTGTTGCTCCGGCGGCTATGGTGTGTACATCCAACGCCCCGAAGTCCTCATAAATCTCTGCCCGCATTTGCGTGAGAAACTCTTTTCTGGCGGTATACGGCGGCTCTTGTGTGTATGCCTGTACCTGCCCTTCCTCGGCCTTTGCGATGTGCTGAAACTTGAGCCGGTCCCTGAATTCCGCCAGTTCGTCATCTGTCATACCGTCAGCATTGGAAATGAGCCAGTACATCTGCGCACAGTCGTCCAGATCATTGGCAAAACCACTTTGCACCGCGTCGTAGGCATCAATCTTTGACTGCATCCCCCTCAGGGTGCTTATGTGTCGCTTGTTGCCAAACATTGGTACAATGGGGAGACTGCTATAATTTTCTTCCCCGATGATTTCTGGTTCCAGATTGTTAGCGACTTCCACTCTTTGCCTGTACGCCCGTTTGGGAGCGGTCTCTTTTAATTCCCCAAATTTGCTTTCTGCGCTATAGGTTGTATAACCATCTATTTCGTACAACACAACCTTAAACGGTTTCTGTTCGTCCAGCTGCCAGAATCTTATGCCTGCCATCAACGCCCCTGTGTCCTCATCCCACATCGGGGCGAACTGTGTAAAAGGAAATTCGTGCACGTGGTCTACATTCCAAAAAAGGAAGGACTGACCGTGAATTAATGCATTGTACGCCGCCTCTTTGATTCTTCTGTCAAACTGTTTGCCCAGTTTGTCCTTGACATTCATGTCGTTAAAAAAGACGCCGTTTCCTAGACTGTACGAACAACGCTGCGTATTTAATTTGTGGAAGAAATTAGAGCATATCTGCGCGTTAGACGAAAAATTATCTATCTTTTTTTGACCTAGCAGAGTGTAATAAACACGCTGAAATTGCAAGATAGTCTCATTTTCCTGTGCGTCGTACTTGTCCGCTTTTAACGCCTCTTTGTATGCTCCTGTACTCTCGTGGAATTTTATAAACTGATTTATAAATTGCCCTTTGTCTTTTGCGGCAATGAAATCTTGATATGATAAATACATTTGTCGTCACCCTAGAATTGATTTGTATTGTCTTGTTCGGCTGCGCTTGACGAGTTTTAATGTTTTTACAAGATACCTGATAGCATCCATTGCGTGGTCTGACTGTTTTATAACTGCGTCCCTGCCTTTGTCAGCCGCTGTTGGGTCCCATGCATAGATGCCAAATTCCTCAATCGTGTGTGTGCAAGACGGGTCAAACGATAATTTGTCTTGTGTCAGCATTGTCTCAACATCTGCTATCCCATCGTTAACAGTGTTATCTGCCTTTTTAACCTTGTGCCCTTTACTGCGTAACTCCACGATGAGAGCGGCAGCAGATGGGTCAGCAATCACTAAATCATCTTTCTGCCCGTTTAGCGTGTCCTCTAGTCCTTTTACTAGCTCACTGACCGGTTTCATGCGGTTGTTCTCTCTGCCTGAGTAATAATACTCTCGTAGACAGTGCCAGTTACCGGTATCTACTCTTTTTTGCCAGACCAGGAAGACGGTGGCGTTCTGCATACCAAAATCGGAGCTAACAATTATCTCCCCGCTAGTCTCTGCCTTGCAGACGTGTCTTTCCTCCGAAAACATATCGTACACAAGTCCTTCGGCTACTGCCCAGTTGCCTAGTATGTATCGTTGATACCTGTGTGTCCCTGAGTACTCTTTTATCAGTTCGTCTACTACCGCCGGAGGCAGGCAGCCATCGTGTATGTTGTACGCCTGTTGGAATATATCGGCATCGGAATCTAGAAAGCCTTTAAACCAGTGCTTTGGCCCCGCCGGATTGCACGTCCCATCAAAGTGACTGTGTGATGTTCTAAGACGGGATTTCAACATCTCAAATACCTCTTGATTCCATGTCGTCACCTCGTCGCCGTATGCATACTCAATCGTCGCTCCCTGTATTCTTGCAACATGCTTCTTGTTGTCGGCACCTAATGCATATACTTTTTTGCCAAATAGCTGTACCGTGTTGTCACTGCGTATCTCGCCAACTAGCTCCTCACCCCAAATCTCTCGCATAGGGTCAAGTATGTTACGTTGTAGCGTGCCCCTGGTGTTTCCTAACATCACAGCAAGCCCTAATCCTTTTAGATGTGTCAGGCGTTGAGGAATTACGATTGCATAATCAACAAAGGATTTCCCGGAGCCTGTCGCCCCGGTCTTTACATTCCAACGGCGGTTACAGCCTTGCAGGTATTCTGCCTGCTTGCTAGTCAATGGCACTATCGACACCCCCAAGGATTTCAATAGCTTTCACCAGTGCTTTGTCGCTTGCGCTCTCTGACCGCGGCTTATCACGCCACTGTTCCGGCTTCCTGTTCTTTAGCCAAAATATTTGTGCTGTTGTATCTGGCGGAACGTGCTTCTTTGTTACTTTTCGCTCCGTCATTACTCCGCCTTCGTACTTTTTGCTCGTCTCTTCGTAGCTGTACCCTAGTGCCCGTTGTAACAGGCTTTTTTCCACTTGCCTGTCCACAACATCTTTTCCCTTTTTTAAGGTATCGGCTAAAATTGGAAATTTTTTCTTCCATGTATACAAGGTATCTGGGTTGATGCCGATGTTTGCCGCAATCTCTTTGTCTGTGCATCCATCTCGTGCCCATCCCTCTATTTTTAGCAACCCTTCTTGGGTCATCCACTCTTGGTATTTACTTATCCCATTTGGGGTCACCTCCTAAATACAACCATAACCCCGTAATGAATTGTTTACGGGGTTATATGAAAGGAAAGAAAATATGAAAAAAATCGTTTACACCAGTTGCATAGCGCAACTAGATACAAGTATAAGGAATTGCACCTTAACAGCCGCCGGGGTAAGACTAATAAGCGGCTGGTCTCTAAACACTTGTAGACCCGCAACCTGTATGGAACGTAAGGCACCGTGGGATAGGTGTCTTGCGTACTCTCTTTTACGCGGGTGAGAGTTTACACTTTTACCACAAAAAGATGAGGAGGTTATTTCTCACAAAAAGTTACCAGTACTCGTCCGTACAAGTGTATTGTACGACATTTTTTAAGCCATGTTAGACAAACATAAAAAAGAGAGGGAGATAATTCTCCCTCTCTAATATCCCGCATATTTCCCAGCCAAATTGGCGAAAGCACTAAGCCATCTGCGTATAGTCATTTCTGCATATCCGAGCTTATCCGCCGCCCCTGCTATCGTGTATCTATCCTCGAAATATACCAGCTGTACAGCTTTCATTCTGTCCATTCCGTTGTCCATGCCCTCTGTCTGCTTTATCGCCTTGTTGATAGCGTACATCCATAGGGCTGACTGAGCTGTATTTTCCGCAATTAACTTATCTGGGTACTTTTTTACTTGTTTGACTGCGTGCCCATACCAATCGTATTTGGGATTACTCATCGTTCTATCTCCCCGTTTCTTCCAACTTTTTTAAACCTCACTCTTTGTAGCGCGTCAGGGTACTTTGTTGTATTGACTCCCGAAAAAAATTGTTTTAAATCTCTACTCCATGTAAGCTGGGAAGGTGTAAAGTCTTTGTATATCACTTCTATTTCAAGAGACTCGGAATTTACTACAACGTCCGTTACGATATATAATCCTCCTTTGAAGTGCCTGTATATACAACCAGTCATTTCTTCTTTCAAATATTGAGCGTCCTTCTGAATTTCCATTACGTCGGTAGAACGCCTTGTATCATATACAGCAGTTAACATCTTTCTTCCTCCTTTTAAATATACTCATGTGCCGTCCAGTCTTAATTATTTTTCTCTTTATTATCAAATACAAAATATTTATCTAAAAATTCAAATGCTATATCTAGTTTGTAAGACGAATATCCAATACTGTAATTAGCTTCGCCAGCTTTTCTGTATTTAATTTCGTAATATGGTTTTTCTCGGCTTCCGTGAACTACAATTTCTGCTTCGACTACGTGTTCCTTGTACGTCACTTCTTCAAAAGAAATTATTGTAGCTGTTTTTGTTTTCTCCATTTTTCCCTCCTAAATATGCTCATGCGCCGTTTTGCCTTTGCAATGTTCGTGATTTCGTGTATCCATCTCTTTCGCCTAATTTTTCTGCAATAGCTCTTATTACATTTACAGTTACGCCGTTTCCTGCTTGCTTATATAATTGACTATCAGAATTAACAAACTCTGCTTTTTCAAAATAGTCATCTGTCCAACCTTGCAGTCTAAAGCATTCTTTCGGTGTCAGCCTTCTAACAGCTATGTAGCATTGGTATTTTTCGTACCAGACTGCATATACGGTCAACTCTTCTGAAACTTGTACAAAAATCCCTTGATTGCAACTGGTATCTAATGTATTTGCAACATCACGTCCAACTCGCCCTCTTCTTGTTTTACTTCCTGGAACTGATAAATTCACGCCATCAATGCCTACCCTACACTCGGAATAGCCTTGCTTTGTTGCTTCGGCTACTTTTATGCCCTGCGAATCAATAACTCCAATCGGTTCAATCACAACTCCGTGTCTATCCTGTCCAGTAAGTGTAAACATCGGCTCACCATCTTCTTTGAATCTCCGTCCATTCTGACGCTTTTCTGCTCGGTCAGGTGTTAAAACTGGAATTGCAATACCGCTATTTTGCGCTTTATACGTTCCACATCCTTTTTGATATCTTGCTTGCAAGCATCTGGCAACGCTAGTTGTTTCTGTTCCACTGTTGCACAAATCTATAAAACACGGCAATGCTACATGATGCCCTCGCCCACCACCTTGACCAGTATCAAGAGATTCTGTAATTCCATCAGGTGCAAATACCTGCGTATTTCTTCTGTATCCGTCTTTGTGACCAATTATTTGAATACTATTTTCTCCGTCTGCTCTTTCGATAGGAAATATTTTTGTGGAGCCTCTGCCTCTAAGATGCCCGATAATGAAACACCTTTCTCTGTTCTGTGGCACTCCGAAATCTTTGGAGTTGAGCACCTGCCATTCTGCATCATACCCCCTCTGCTCCATTTCAATGAGCAGTCTGGCGAAATCCCATCCTCCATTAACACTAAGCAAATTCTTAACGTTCTCAATGAAAAGGTAAGTGGGTTTATTTTCTTCTTCGAGTTGTCCGATAAGGTACATAACTCTGAAAAACAAGCTTGAACGGTTCCCTTGAAATCCAAGCTGTTTTCCTGCAACGGAGATGTCTTGGCACGGGAATCCGAAACACCAGCAATCTGCTCTTGGAATGTCTCCGGCATATACTCTTCTAATGTCATTTGCATACCACTCTCCATTTCTGTATTCCTCCTTCAATATTTCTTTTTTCCGTTGTTTTAAAGGCATTTCATTTAAACCTTCTCTTTGCTCTGATGTAAGCAGGTGCATTGATGTGTAACTTGCGGTTGCAAATTTATCGAATTCGCAAAACCCGACACATTCATGCCCCACTAATTCCATGCCTCTGCGGAACCCTCCGATTCCGGCAAAAAAATCAATAAACTTCATTTTCTCTCCTCTTAAATATGCTCATGCGGTTCGACCGGTTCCCAGTGTTTTTCAGCTTCCTGCTCAACCAACCGGTTATACCGCTCCACAAATTCGTCCTCACTTATTTCGCCATTCATGAATTTTTCCGATATACTCGGGTAGCCATCTGGAATTGTCTTTCTTCCGCATTGAGGGCGCTTGCAATCAATGTCTTTGCTTAATGCATCAAAGATAATTTCGAGCTGTCTTTTCAGTCTAAACTTATCTTCACGTTGTTTTTCATTCTCTAGCATCTTCTCATTCTCCCTTCTCATACATCTCGCAACTAGATATCGGTTTATGTATATACCCACTTCCTCATTTACATTCCACAATGTTTCTATTAATTCACGAATTGGAGTCAAATTTGACA